GGTTAATTTAACCCGACGCTAACACTGCGGCTGGCTATGGGCCCCCATCAGCTCATTTACTCTGGTCTGAACAGCGTCATAGCTGTATCCAGCGGCAGCAAGACGGTTCTTCCTGTCGTCTCCGTTTCCCCATGAACCGCTCAGAACTTCATGCGCGATTTCATCCACGCTCTTTCTTGCCGGCGCTGGTGCCGGAGTGGGAGCAGGAGCCTGCTGCTTTGCAAACCCGTTGAATCCACCGGTCTTAATAGTGGACGGATAGTCGATGTAGGAAATATCCATATCGACGTTTCCGCTGATGCCGTTTACTGAGCCGGTGGAAGAATACTGCCAGATCCCGTAAGCCCCGCAATAGGTACATTTGGAAGCATACTGAGCGACCCAATGTGTGAATGGCGTGAGCTTGGAATCATCCAGTCTCTCACGGAAGCCGGAATCGGTGGAGCTGTAAATCCCTGCAAAATATCCAGCCGCTTCCAGTGCTCGGCAGAATGCAATCGTAGCTTCCGTAGCGCCTGCCTTGGCAGAAGGAGCAGTGGCTTCCAGATCAATAAAGACAGGATATTCGAGCTGCTTTCCCTTGAGCTGTGCAAGGAAGCGTTCTGCATCTGCCTTTCCGTCTGCTGCGGAAGTGCAGCCAGGCCCGACAAAATAATACGCTCCGACAGCGACGCCGTTAGCCTTCGCATTTCTGTAGTTTTCTTCCCATCTGGGATCTGTGTAGAATCCGTCATCCGATCCGCCAGACTTGATAATGGCGAACTGAATACCGGCTGCTTTGACTCTTGTCCAGTCAATGGCTCCTTGCCAGTGGCTGACGTCAATACCTCTGAACTCACTCATGTTCTTACCTCCTTAAGATTTGTGACAATAAGAAAGGCTCCCTGGGTTTTGAAGCCCAAAGAGCCGGAAGCGCTCCTTTGACGGAAGGAGCAGCCGAGATATGAGGATCACCTCCTCTCACTGATTCGTTTTGGTCAGCTGCTTGTAGATCTGGTTTACACCGGTTGCTGCAAGACCGGATACGATGCCGACTGCGAGGGCGTTGATGATATCCTTGGCTGGGAAGTCCGGCATGAGATACAGCCCGGCGATTCCGAGCACGGCACCGACGCAACCGCAGATCACCGGGATCAGCTCATCCTTCACGGAGCCAGCCGCCTTGCAGCCGATACCGACGAGATAGGCGATCACCGTGATTGCTGCCACACTAGCGATTCCAAAGTCCATAGCTTCATTCCTCCTTTTCTTTACTGTCTGCCGAGAGGGGCAGTTCCTGACACTTTTTGTACAGGGTTTCTCCGGTTCCGTTGCCGCCAAGTGCCTTGTATGGCTTGTACAGGTACTCCAGATTGCTCCGATCTTCCGGAGTGCAGTATCCCCGAGCAATAAAAAAGCTGCAGGCCTGATAAATCCGGTCGTGCAGCAGTGCCATCATTCCTTCTCTGATCTGTTCGTTTTCCTGTTTTCTTCGCAGAAGTGCTCGCCAAAGCCATGTGATGATGGCGATGACCAGAGCGAACAACTCCTGAATCCAATACTTCAAAATGAAGTCTATCAACGGTATCACCTCCTTCATGACACATGCTTTGCAATGTCATAGACTTCTGTTGCAGCCGTAAACTTGCCGGTCGATTCACCGGTCCGATAAAAAGAGACGCATTCTCCTTCGTTTATGGAGAAGGTCGTGCCAAAGAAAGAAAACGTGCCGTCCGAGGTCGATTTCTTCTCCATCCGAATCATGGCATCACCATTTTCAAAAAGATAAAGCTCCCAGATCTGATTCACAGAGGAACTGCCACTGTAGTATTGATATCCTTCCCATCGGATCTTGTAGCAGGTGATGCCGATATCAGTCAGCTTGTAGTTCCCGTGTGAGAGGAGATGCGCCTTGGCGTCTTTTCGGTTTACCTTGACCTCTTCTGAACCGGAACCAGTGACTCCGATCCACGAGTTCGTGCTGACGTAGAACGTGGTGTAAGTCTTACCAGCCAGCGGCCACGAGAAGTTTTCGTTCCCGACGGTATAGGTCTGATCATCTACATCACTCTTCAAGATGTAGGAAAGGCCATCTACATCAGCGAGGACATCGGTTAAGCTGATGCTTTTCAGAACCTCGTCAGCCCCGGAGTGGTGTTTTGTAATATCGTATTTCTCAGTTACGATATCAAACTTCGTTCCATAGTAATCTTTCCGGTAAAACGAGACATATCCACCAGCGCCGGGATTCGTGAAGCTATTCCCGTTGATCTGGTATGATCCGCTGCCGTTTGTGCCGAGTGATGTAATCCGGATATAAAAATCGCCGTTGCCAAGGAAATACAGGTCCCACATTCCACGGTTGGATTCGTTCTGGCTATAGGGCATGTAGCCGTCCCATGTGATTCTCGTGGATGAAATGGCATCATCTACAGGGACCTCCTGAAGGCTGATTGTTTTGTAGCCGTTATCTCTCTGGTTGATACCGAGCGTACAGCCGCCGGCATTAAATAGGCAGTTACCGGTAACTGAGCAGGAAGTGTACAGCGATCTTGCCTTTGAAAGCGTCGCCTGCAGATTCGGAAACTGAATGATACCGAATTTTGAAGTGGTAATGCTGTAGGTTCCCTCATCGGAATAGGTATTGGTTATGGTATTTCTGCCCAGATCGGTGTTATCAAAAAGATCCAGCGTATTGATGATCGGGAGCTTTCGCCGGATGGAGTTTCCGTTGTGGTTCAGATATCCATCGCTGTTTATGCGGATAGAAAATTCCTCTCCTTTTTTCACCTGGCTGGTATCGATTGTGAGTTTTAACATCAGCCGGTTCACATAGGAAACCGCCGATACCACAGAGCAGTCGATATCTTTCAGCTCAATATCCGGTGACAGGATGGTATCGGAGAGGAGCCAGACAGTGCTGATGTCGTGCGGAAACTCAGAAATCACAGTCTCTTTGGAATCCGTAATGAATACGTAGTTCTTACCACCGGCGCCTTCCGAGCCATCTGTCGGGAGAGTAAGAATAGCAGCCGGCATTTCTGACACCTTATATTTTCTGGTCTCACCGTTCTTTTCCCGGATGGCATCGGCGATGAGCTGTATGTTTTCTTCGGTATATAGCTTCTTCATTAATATTCCCCTATGTCTCCGTCTTCGAGCTTTGCGTTGAGAGCAGCAAGCGCATCGTCGATTTCCTTCTTCGAGTAAGTATCAGCAAGCCTTATCTTCAAAGCATCCAGATCATCCTTGGAATAATAGGGTTCCTCATAAGTGCTTTCTTTTCCAGTGATGGAAAGCCGGATCACGTTGCTGTCCTTGGAGCAGTACTGGCCTTCATCCGGAAATCCGATGCAGAAACAGTCATAGGTTCCCGAGACAATCGGAGGATCCACGGCAAATGTCAGATCATAGCTGATATGATCCACGGAGAAAGCGCCGTCCATCATCACAAGACGATAGCAGCGGTATTCCGTCTTTTCCGGAGGCGTGATTGTGAAAGTAATCGTGCCATCACTGTTCTGGACAGCAGAAAGTTTCGGAGCATCGGTCTTTTCATTTTTGGGATTTACAGGCGCGACAATTCTTGAGATGTCACGAAAAGCAATCTTATAAAAGGCAATGGCTCCAACATCCGGAAACGTCTTCACGCCAAGCCTCTCCAGACGGTTTCCTGCAATTCTCTGTCCCGGAGTATTCCACTGCACTTCGTCGTAGTCTGTATAGGACCACGATTTGTTTTCTTCATCGTAGATTCCGATTGCGTGAGTGTTTTTATCCTCTTCGGTCATAGAGGAGGGGAGAACATAGTACTGGACCAGCTCTCCGTCAGTAGCCTCATGAGTGATGGATAGCTGCCGGACAAACTTCGGAGATGGGTTCTTGTCATACGCTGTCAGATTGATCGTCTTATCAAAGGTAAGTGCCATGAACACATCTCCTCCTTTCTGTCAGACTGTAATTTCAAGAGTCGCTGAGTAATCGATGACTGTTTCTCCTGTCTTGAACGGGCGATCCATCGTAACATTCATTGTGATCGCAGCTCCGCTTGCCGGAGCCTCCTTGAAGTGAATGTATCCGTCCTGAACCTTGCCAAGGAAAGGAACCGCTGCCGGATCTGCACTGAAATCCACCGTCGATGTATCTGCTGTGGTTTCCAGTTTCCAGTAACGTCCCGTCGCATCGAAGTCCTTTTCCAGAACCGTGTTTGCGGCCTTTGCTTCTGAGAAAACTTCTGTATAAGTCTCTCCGTCGGTAGAAACACTTAACGTGAAAGTTGCCGCCGTAAAGGAAGCGGGGAGTCTAAACTTATTGAGTTCATAAGAATCACCCAGATCAAAGATCACTGGGTTGCCCTTATAGATCCGGGAGACAAATTCCGAATCCTTGTAATTGGAATACCAGCCATTGGTGTTTCCGAAATCCGTCGGATAGTTGGAAGGCCACTTGTAGAGGGGCCTTGTGAAGAGGCCGACTCCGGACCGGTTTTTCTCCCGGTTGCCGCCGGATGCTTTGGCTCTTGCAAAAGGTGTAAGCTCCTGCAGCATTTCATGGTTGTTGTCATTGATAACCGTGTAATCTACGCCACGAGTTAGAGTATTGCCACCCACGGTAATAGAATCCGTGTCCTTCACAAAATAACTGAACGGGCAGAGAAAATCTTTCGTTGTTCCGTCGCCGGTACCCACCGGATATCCGGTGATCGTATAATTCGGCACAAGCTCGGAATTGGGAAGTTCTGCATAGCAGACGCCACCGATCAAGATGGTATTGAAGTACACCGGATAATCAAGCAGTGTTGCAGGCGCACGGAAGTCAAACTTAGCTGTCCGTTTGCTGTCTGCATAGGAATTGCTGCTCTGAGCTTTTCCGTAGCCGTAGCAGGAGTTCGTGCAATAGTAGTTGCCATAACTCGTGCCGATGTACGAATAGGTGCTTGTCATTTCGCCGTCGCCGATAGCCGCATTGCTGTTCGTGCAGAGCTCCAGAAACAGCGATCCAAGATCGCCCCAGCCTCTTTCTGTTTCCTGTCCCTCGTCATCCTTTGCTTTTTTCATGTAAAGCTGAGTGTGGCGGACAGGCACTGCGATCCAAGGACTGGATGCAGAGAGTGTCATGGTAATTCTGGCAGTTACGATCACGCGGGTGAGATCATCCTTTTCAATCGTGATCGGGTTGCTTTCGGCGTCCTTGATGAGGGCATGGGTGACAACCGTTGAGCTTACCAGAACGCCAAGCTCCGTGATGGTTCCGACATGGTCGGTATCCGGAGGAACTTCGCCGACCAGCGTATGGATGGCAGCCTGTTTCTCTTCATCAAGCGAAACGGTCTTTGTGCAGGTGATATCCCAGAGCTTTGTAAATACGTCAGTATCTGAGCTGGCCGGAGTTCCCGTACCGGAGCCAAGACGGACTCCGGTGAAGTTGAAGCTCACGTTCAGCATGTTCGAGAGAACCACATTTCCGAAGTGGTATTCTTTTTTCTTGCCGCACCGCTCTACGGTAACGGTATATTCGTTTTGAAAACGGATCTTACATTTACTATCCATCTTATCCTCCTTAGATCGGTGCGTCGCTCGTCATGTAAGTCTTGATCTCTGCGGTGACGGATGCTTTAAGCTCTCCCTCATCGGAGACGGTCATTTTTGTTTCCTTTACCTGTCTTGTGATAAAGGAAGAAGTCATGGCCGCGTGAAGGCTTCCTTCATCCGGCTGGATGCTTGCCTGATTCTGAACCTGATGGGTTGTGATAGTAGAAGTTGCGGCGATGTGAATTCCTACCGTTTCTTCGACTTCAATATTCTTAACAGTGATATTTCTCTCAATGGTCCAGCTGAAGCTCTGATCATAGAGTAAAAGACGGTTTACACCATTTCCGTTCGACAGGTAAAAAGGTGTATCTTCTGCAGAAATATCAACTTGCAATACAGCTTCCTTGGCTCTTGTAGCCGCCACTTCATCTTTCGTGGTAATCACGAGATCCGTACCGTCGAGACTTAAGGTATAGCCATTGCCAGAGAGTTCTTTGCCGTTCAATGTCACTGTGACGGCACTTCTATAGGAAGAATCAAAGGCTTTGATATCATACGGATACCGGATACGGAAAACTTTCTCCGGAGCAACCGGGTCGTCAAAGAGCATGGCCTTGCCCGTAAAATCAATCGTATCGCGATTACGGAACATGCTGATGCCGATCTTATTGTTGTCATTAAAGTCTGCATTCTCCGGATAGACGGACTGGCCGACATAAGTTCGTCCGGTGATCATCCAGTGATTTTCGGAAGCGCTCGTCAGTTCAAAGCTTAGGCGATAGTCATTGAGACGATGCACATTGGCTTCCAGCCATTCCGTTCCTTTCCCGATCTCTATTTCATTGGACCAGATCTTCGTCTTGGTTTCGGTATTCAGCGTGTACTGACGATAAAAGACAGAACCGTCCGTCTTTACATAGAGAAGAACCAGTCCCTGATCCTGTTCCGGATACATTTCCGAACTGTAGCCTTTGCAGGCATGGACGGATTTCACACCTTCTGCGGCGACAAATCTTGTCGTTTCATCGTCACCTTTCTGGGCATAAAGGGTTCTTGTCGTTTTATCCGTAATCCAGAAGATCCACGGCTGATCATCTGTTTCAATCGTGAACTTCTCGGCTCCGGTCCGAAGAACCCAGGATCCATCAAACTCAATGGCAGCATTCAGTGCTTCTCCGGGTGTATAGACACCTTCCCATTTAATGACACTTTTTGAAGAGGACTTGTATTCCCGGCGGCTGATTAGAAGTTTCCCGTTCTCGATTCCGGCACACCAGATCTGATCTGGGCCGTCTGATTCGGATAGCTGCCGCATGGAAATATCACGAATGTCCATGCCGATTTCATCGACAGCCTCTGCGAAGTTTCCAGCGTTAATGGTAAAAAAGATACCTCTTGGCTGAACTTCAATCGTGCCGATTGTGCACTGAACAGTGATAAGCGCCTCATGATTTCCGGCCACTCGATGAAGGTAGGAGTGAGGGATTCCGATGGTGCCATCACCGGCAGGAAGGTCATAAATCAGAGGAGAATAGAGCTCTTCAACAGTCGTATCGTAGACTCGGACGATCATCGTTGTGGACTGATCCGTCCGGTAATGCATGAGAAAATGTCCCTCGACGTCTGCTTCCTTGGAGATGTAGTAGGAAATGCATCCGGCGATTCGTTCAGACTGGCCAAAGCATAATGTTCCGGTATTGTAATCGTAGAGCAGGCTGTTGATGGAACTCGTGATCGAATTTACTTCATCAACAAGGCCAGAGATGTCCTTATCGCTCTTACTGTTTCTGGTAATGAGAGCCGGATTCTTCCCGACGCCAGACATTTCATATTTCTGGTTGTAGGAGAACACGAACTTCGTCATACAGAAAAGCCGGTTATCATCTGCATGTCCACCTGTGAATCGGAAAACGTCCATAAGATCATAAGCGGGGTTCCCGATCATCTCAGCCTTGAACGGCACATACTGAATGCTGCCAAGAGCTGTGAGGATGCTTTTCCGCATCGCATCTACATCACCGTTCTGCAGGAAGGGATTCTCGCCAAGGTTATAGGTCAGGGCATCATCGGTATCTTCTCCGTAGTATTTCGTTTCCTGAACAGCAATATCCACGCAGGAAAGTCCGGTATATCTCGTTACATAATCGCCGAAGGTACAGCCGGTAAATCGATGAGCCGCATCAATCGTATCGACCGGAATCTGATCGTAGGGACGAAAGATGATCTTTCCTTCACGGTCTGCAAAAACGTTACAGGCCACAGCCTGCGCAACCCACGAGAGGAAGGTTCTCCAGCTCTCGATGTTGTTGTCAGCATAGAGACTGAAGGTCATATTCCCGTTTGCAAAGGAAGCAAACTCCTCTGCAGAAGTGCCAAGTTCCAGATCGCAGGAGCGGCAGGCGATAGAGGCGAGCCGGTAGGCGGTCCCCGTCAGCGTCGATGCGGAAAAACTCCGGTCAAGCTTTGACATGTTGTCATAGGCTGTGATTTCAACTCCGCTGTTTCCCCAGTTCGCTTCCGAGATGGTAAACACGCCAAGCGGAATGTCCTCATAGCTTCCATCCGCAAGACGCATTCCGAAGAATGGACGGATACCAGCATCCTTTAAGGCATAGCGCTCATCCTCCATGCCTAGAAGCGTTATTTTAAGCTCTGCGATATACACCTGACCGATTAGGACCTGCGTCTCATCCGAGCACTGGTTTGTAATGGAAAACGAGCCCGAAAGGATGTGGGAATCATCAAATACCGTGTTTCCGATGATTCCCCGCATCCGATAACTCTGGACAGGCCGCTGCATGGCTGCTTTATACTGTTCACTTACTTTGTACATGGCAGCCCTCCTCCTTTAAAATTCCTGCAAATCAAAATTCACGGTATAAAGTCCGTTCGTGCCTCTGGTCTTTTCCGAGTTCTTCTCAGGACCGGTTTTGAAATTTCGCATCCGCATTGTCCGGGTCTTATAGTCCTGTGTTTTCAGGTCATATAGCTTCACCTGAATGGAATCCTTGTCCCGGAACTCAGCGAACTTTGCAGCCCAGCGGCTGGAACATTTAAAAGAAGCAGAAACGGAGAGCTTGTCATATCTTGTGACAATCACCTGATCCGTTCCTGCCTCGGTTTGATTGGTATTTTCGATAACAGCGTAGCTTTCTTCCCAGCTTTCCGGAGTGAAGAGCTTAACGTCATCGAAATAAATCGGATATTCGCTCAGCATTTATCTCCCTCCTGACCGGTAGTTCACTCGCTGCTGTGCTTTTACGACCAGTTCCTCGATTCGTTCATTCCCGATATAAACCGGGATCACGATATCTCCCCCGCCAGCTCCGACAAGGGCTCCCTGCACAATCTCAGCCAGTTTGTCAGTACCGACGACCGCTTCCTGCCCGGCTTCACCACCACCGAGAAGTCTGCCACCTGCAGCGCCGAAGATGGTGGGGCTGTTTAAGATGTAGGCATCGTCCATGGCCTTCTTGTACCAGTCAACTGACAGATGCGGCACAGAAGGAGGATTCAAAGAGAGACTGCCACTGATGGAGAAATGTGGAAGTTTGATATGCGGAAGCTGGAGATGGCATCCGGCAAAGAATCCTTTGATTCGGTCAAGACCGCCGCTTACGATGCTCTTGGCGTTTTCAATCATCGAGGAGAAGGCTCCCTTGATATCGCCAAGTTTGCCTCGGGCAGCAGACAAAGCATCACCGAGCTTGCCGCCAGTCAGATCATTGATCTTGGAAAATCCTGCTTCCCAGATCGATTTATAAGCATCCACGGCAGTCCCGATGATGCCTTTGATGCCGCCGCCATGTGACTCAACGGAAGACTGAATGGCATCCCAAGTGGTGCCAGTTTTGGTCTTTACTGTATCCCATGCAGTGCCGATGGTCGTTTTGACATTTTCAAAGGCGGTGCTGGCCGTTGATTTGATACCATTCCATGCACCAGAGAGGGTAGTGGTAATCCCACTCCAAGCAGAAGACGCAGCTCCGCTGATCGTGGTCCAGGTATTTCCGAGGAAATCGGAAATGCCGGTAAAAACTGTGGTTGCCGTGGTGCTGATTCCACTCCAAAGGCCGGAGAAGAAACCGCTGATTCCATTCCATACCGTTTCCGTTGTGGATTTGATTCCGTCCCAGAGTCCGGAGAAGAAGTCTCCGAGTGCGCTGCCGACGGTTTTCACGCCATCACAGACCGTAGACCAGACTCCGCCAAACCACTCGGAGATTTCGCCCCAGTGCTTCACGATCTCAATGACTCCAATCACCGCTGCAACCACAGCCGCGATGATGGCGATGATCGGTAGTATCGGTACGGAAACTGCTGTAATAGCCGGAATGACTGTGCCGGAAATAAAGCCGACAAAGGTACCAAGCGTCGAGGTGATTCCACCGATTGCTGAGACAACCTTTCCAACGCCGACAAGAACAGGACCAACCGCGGCAGCAATGAGCGCTGCTTTTACGATGGCTTCCTGCATGCCCGGGGATAATCCGTCCCATTCATCCTTGAGTCCGGTCACCACGTCTTTGATCTGCGTCATGGCCTCAGTGATCATCGGTGCAGAAGCATCGACGATTTCTGCGCCGAGGTCTTTCAGGTTGTTCATCACAACCGTCATCTGATCCAGAGGATCCAGCGTCTCATTAAAGGTATTCTCTACGGATCCTGCATAATCTCCGAGAGTAGAGGACAGGTCATCGAGAGAGAGCTTGCCACTCTGCACAGCGTTATAGATGGCACCACCAGCACGAGAGCCGAACAGGTCGTATGCTGCCTGCAGCTTCTCCGTGTCACTTTGGTTGCTGTTCATCGTTTTAGAGAAGTCCTTCAATGCATCACTGAGGGATTGACCATTCTTCGTCGCAACCTTCTGCGCTTTGGTGAGGCCAGTGAGCATTGTCGAGGTATCCAGACCAGACATCTCGACGGCGCCCATGAAGCCTGCTGCCTGTTCTGCCGAAAGTCCCATCGCCTGAAACTGTCCGGCATTCTTCGAGAGATCCTGCGAGAGTGTATCCATCGATACACCAGTTGCCTGCCCGACCTGGTTTAAAGCATCGAGAAGGTTTCCGGCATCGGAAGAATCCTGCCCGAAAGCATTGAGGACGGACGAGACGTTATCGACCGAGGTGGATACATCCGTCGAATTCAGCGTGGCGAACTCTACGAACTTTGTGGAGAGCTCCTCGAGTGCATCTCCGGTAAGCCCGAATCTCGTGTTCACTTCGCCGATGGCATCACCAGCAGTCTGAAAATCAGTCGGGATCGTCTCGGCGATGGACTTGGCGCGTTTCTGCATGTCCTCGAGGGCAGCACCTGAAGCTCCGGTTTTCTCGGTGACCGTATCGAGAGCTTCATCGACTTCTTTCCATGCTGCAACCGAAGCGCCTGCAGCGGCAGCGACCGGAACGGTTATTCCTTTAGTAAGTCCGCCTCCGACGTCACTGATCTTGCCACCGACCTCTTTCATCTTGTCACCGGCGACCTGAAGCTGCTGGCTGGCAACGGAACCGAACTTCTTATATTCGTCCTCGAGTCCTTCGAGCGACTACTTGGTGGCCTCGATCTCGCGAGTCAGGGCTTCCTGCTGTTTCTGCGTCTCCTCGGTCTGCGGCCCTGCCTTGAGCTGAGCTAAGGCTTCCTTCTCCTCAGCCAGCTTCCTCTTCGTGGCATCGATGGCGTCAGTCAGATATTTCTGCTTCTGTGCAAGAAGATCGGCATTACCCGGATCCATCTTCAGGAGCTTGTTTACATCCTTCAGATTGCTCTGGGTATCACGGATTTCCTTGTTTACACCTTTCAGGGCGTTGGAGAGCTTGGTAGTATCGCCATCCAGCTCAATCGTTATGCCCTTGATACGATCTGCCATAGCTCATCACCTCCTGAAAAACGGCATGAAAAAAGCACCGGCTTTTACCGATGCTGATTAAAACGAATCGAAATCCTGCTGCGTTGCAACCTGCCTGTACTCGTCATCACAGAGATCATTTCCGGATTCAATGATCATATCCATCACGAGTCCTTCCTCCACATTGTCGAGTTCCTCTAAGGAAAAGCCCAGCTGTTTGGCACGCAGCATAAACACAGCCGTGTTTACTTCCCGTTCAGTTGGGCGACTTCTTTTTTTGGCTTTGAGGTTGTCCTTCTGGAGCCAAGGTAGAGAGTAACGAACTCCTGCATGTGAAGGAAGAGTTCTGCGCCATCGAACTGGTCTGCCCAGGTAAGGAAAGCATCTACGCTCAGATGATTCATATCCTTCTTTTCTGCCTGTGCATTCATGATGAAAGCGAGTTTGTCACCGACTGTCATATCGGTTTGATCATCCTCGCTGTTTTCCATCTTGTTCAAGAGGATCATCAGATCCTGATGGAATACCTGCTTAAAGCGGTAGGCTGTTGTTCCCGTTGCGAGAAACGGGAAATTCTGCTCCGACCCATCACTGAGCCGGAGCGAAATCTCCTGATACATGATCGTTCCTCCTTATTACTTGCTGGAACCAGATGTCGAAGTAGTGGTGCTCGTTGTGCTGGCTGCCTTTACTGCGGCAGGCGTGTACACCTTGCTGTACCAGTTCTGGTAAGTGGCATCGGCTGTATCTGCTCCAGACCTAGCCTTGACGATGTTCTTGCCAAGGGTTGCATCCTTGATGCTGGTGGCATTAATGGTAAGACTCTCGGTCTGGACCTCGATGGAATCCTCCTTCGTGGAAGATGCTACGGAAGGTCTCGTCGCCGTGCAGTTATACATGACGTGACGGATTTCATTCACATCGCCGTCAAACTCAAAGAGCAGGGCAAAGTGAATCGGCTGCGCATCCGCGTCTTCAATCAGGACACCGTTGCCGTCCTTGATCTCTCCGAGCACATTCTCCCGAAAGTCCTCGGGTACCATTGCAGACTCAAAGTCCCCGTTATATCCACTGTTTGCAGTGGTGACGAAGTACTGCACACCGTCTGCCCAGAAGATAGTCTGGTCTCCCTGAGCATCCAGAGAGAGGGATACAGCACCCGGCCACGCTACAGGGTCTGCGAAAGTGGCAGTGCCGTCTTCCGCGATTGTCGCAATGGCATAATGTACATTTTTAAGGTTGTACTTGACCTTATTCTTTTTATTTGCCATTTCAGGCCTCCTGTTCAAATGAATACAGGACCTCGTAGAGCTTTTCCGACTCTATCCAGGTCTCTGTTTTATCAAAGAAGATTCCGCTTTTCACGAGCAGATCTTCCAGTTTCTTTTCGATCTTTGGATCCTTCTTATCCGTGTAGAGCTCGATATCGATCTCGGTAATCGGGAAATACACGGTTCCATCCGCAGCGAAGTTATCACTGTTCGGACAGCGATAGCAGAGAAAAGGTGGATCCGGTCCTTCACCCTCGGTAAAGTGATCGTAGGCAAAGGGAAGACCCAGCTCCTCCAGAATGGTGATGATCTTGTCCATCAGCTTTTCAACTCCTTCTCAATCTCGTCGGATAGCTTTCCGGTGATGTCTTCCTCCACGGTCGAGATATGCGGGATCCCATCAACGCGACCTCCGCCACGCTTGGCATGACCTTTTTCCAGAAGATGGGTGAGTCCATAGATCTTGTTATGAACGACGACTTCAGCGCCGACAGCCGTTTCCTTCTGAACTGTGGATCGCCAACTCTTGGCGTACTTGCCTCTGCGCTTGGGTGATTTTTCCTTCAGTTCCTTTACAGCTTCCTTGCCGGCATCCTTGATTTCCTGCTTTACAACATCGTTCACATCCTCCACGTAGTCGGAGAGTGTCTTCTCAACCGTTGCAGCAAGATCGTCTGCTTTTATCTTCATCGCTTCACCTTCTCACATCGGAATTTCAGACTTCGGTGATGGAATCCCATCGGGTCTATCGCCGTCACGTTGTAGAGATCATCGCCGTGTCGGATCCTGAGCTTCGTGGAGTCGAGCCCTTCGAGGCATTCCGCATACCGGACCGTGAAATCAAGTGCCTCCGTACTGTTCGTGGTTCCGGCTTCCTGTTTCTCTGAGCCGCCGCTTTGAACTGGCGTTGCCCAGCAGGTGAAAAAGTCCGTCCACGCATTGGTGTGGTTTCCGTACTTGTCCTTCACGATTTCATTTTTCTGAATCGTGATGCGGATGTTCATGCCTGCAATGTTCATCAGAATCCAGGGCTCCTTTCTCCAAACAGAATGGCGCGGAGGGTAAGAATCAGTGCGTGATGGTCTGCTTCCTCCCGGTGCTCATTTAAGTAAGCGAGGGCATAGAGAACAGCAGCCATGACGAGAGGGCTGTCACTGTCGTCGAGCGAGTCCTTCCTCAGCACATCAGCTACCAGACGTTCTGCTGCGGAGATCTCACTTTGCAGGAGTGCATCTTCATCCGAATAATCAATTCGGAGATATTTCTTGGCGTCCTCAAGCTTTACCATAAGCACCTCCATAATGATATGGACCGGAGTGATTGGCTCCGGCCCCTTTACTAGTTAAGAGGGAATCCGTCAGGCGGATGTTCCAGCCTTCAGAATCTGTACAGCCTCCGGAAGAACGAGCTTGCCGTCAACACGCTCCTTGGCGACATAGCCGATCATTCCGTTGCCTGCGAAAAGCTCACGGAGTTCCTGAACGGAACGAGTGCCACGGTCTCCGATGTTGTAGTAGGAGAAGTCGCCGAATGCGATGGCAGGCTTTCCAGCTTCCAGCGCCGGAGCATAAGCAGAGGTCAGAACGGAATATCCGCAGAGACGATCCGGCTCACCGGCAGTGTAGGAAGGCTGCCAGATGTACGCACCGTTCGAATCCTTGAGCTTGCGGAGAACTGCAAGAGTGGAGTCGTTCAGAATGAAAAGGGCATTCTTTCTGTACGGACGCTTGAGGGCGTAGATGAGGGAGATCACATCATCGGCAGTAATCTTAGTGCCGGAGATGGTCACACCAGTCTGGCCGCCACCGGTCTCAGCGAAGATGCCGGTCGGCTTGCCCTTGCCGTCACCGTTCAAGAAAGCATCCTCCTCGGCATTGCCGATGGCCTTTCCGAAGGTATCGATGATATAGTTCTCAAGATTGAAGGCGTTGTCGTAGAGCAGTTCCTCCGTTACCTTGATGGCTACGTGCAGTTTGTGGGCATCAAGGATCACCTGGTCGAAAGTAGCGTCGCCGAAGGTGAGCTCCTGACCTTCCTCAATCCATGCAGCCGCGGGCTTAGTCGCAGCAATGTTGATCTTGTGCTCGCCGGATGTGGTGATGGTAGTCGCAAGTCCGCGGAAGATATTCTCCTCCTCGAGTCTGTCGATCAGACGGGAATCCCATTCCTCCGGAACAAGGTAGCCGCCGTTCGCGTCATTGCCTTCTTCCAGAACATCGGATACCTGGTGGAATCCTGTACGCATGGCAGCGATCATTGCCTTGGCGTATGCGTGAGAAGCACGGCCTTTTTTCTCCGGCTCGTCCTTTACGCCGGCTCCCGGCTTTCCAGTGAGGGGAGAAGCGGTCGGCTTTCCCATCTGCTCCTCAATAGCTGCCTGTCTGTTCAGACGGTCGATTTCCTTGGTGTAGTCGGTGATTTCCTTCTCCATGCGGTCGTAGGTTTCACCGTCCTCCTGAGAGAGAAGTCCGTCGGTGTTTCTGTGAGAGTCAAGGAAGGCTTTTGCAGCTTCCCATGCCTTTGCTCTCTTGTTCATAAGCTCCTGTAAAGTCATAATATTTTCCTCCTTAGATGAACTGTTTCATGAGATCGAGTCTCTTTTCGAGGTCATCGACCCTGTGTAAGTGAGTGGTATCTTTGGCCTGCGGGGTTGCAGGGTGGTTCCTTGCGTAGTCGCAGAGTTTCTTATTGATCGCTGCTGCCACCTGGTAGCGGGAGAAAAGCATGCCGGAAGGCTGCTCTTCAATCTCCTCTGACGACTCGTCCGGTTTCTCATCGCCCTCGGATGGCTCATCCTCTTCGTCAGGCTCAGGTACTGTTTTGGTACCGTAGAGTTCATCGCGCTCGATCATGCCGTCTGCAAAGTGAAGCTCCACAGCCTTGCCGGCATCCATCCAGGTCTCCTCATCCATGAGTTTCGAGAGCTTGTTTCTCGAAAGACCGGTCTTTGCCTGATAGGCATTGATGATGGAATCCTTCACCTCGGAGAGCATCTGGATGGCTTTCTGCATTTCTGCTGTGTCACCCATCGCAACAGTGCTCGGGTTATGGATCATGATCATCGAGACAGGAGAGACGAGAACCGTATCGCCTGCCATTGCAATGACGGACGCTGCCGATGCAGCAAGACCGTCTACCTTGACGGTGACCTTTCCCTTGTAGTCACGGAGCATGTTGTAGATCTGAGCTGCCGCGAAGCAGTCGCCTCCGGGGCTGTTTACCCAGACGGTGATGTCGCCGGTTCCGTTCTCAAGATCGGAACGAAAAAGAGCCGGGGTGACGTCATCGTCAAACCACGACTCTTCAGCGATTGTTCCGTTTAAGAACAAGGTTCTTGATTCAGTTGTTTCGCTTGGATTTTCCGGTACGGGCGTTTTGTTTCTTACCCATTTCCAGAACTTCTTCTGTGGATTCATCTGAGTCCTCCTTATTTTCTGATTCTGTATTCTTCTCATACGCGGATCCTGCGTCAGCGAGTTTTACGACATTTCCGTTCAGGACGTGAAGGTTGCCGCCTTCCTCATCAGAAAGCAGGTCCATGTTTTCAAGCTCTCTCACATCATTGATGGAGTAGATGCCGTTCTGAATGCCGGTGGCGTAGCCGCTCATCCGGCTGCCGTAATCTCCTCGAAGCAGGCCGTCCACGTTGAAGCGGATGAAGTAGTTTTCCTTTTCCTGCGGAAGCAGGAGAGAGCGCTGCATCGACTGTTCCCAGCGGACGAGCCACGGCTCCAGCGTATAAGTGACAAATTCCAGTGACTGCTCCTCAATGTTTGAGAAGGTTGCATGCTCCAGATCACCGATGAGGTGGGGTGGAATCCGGAAGATCCTTGCGATCTCATCCAGCTGGAATTTCCGAGTCTCCAGAAACTGCGCCTGTTCGGGCGAGATGGAGATCGGGGTATAAGTCATGCCCTCCTCTAAGATCGCGACCTTGTTGGCCTTGTGGCTTCCTCCGAAGCCCGCTTCCCAAGAGGAGCGGATCTTCTCCGGATCCTTTACCGTCCCAGGCATGGAAAGCACGCCGGACGGATTCGCGCCGTTCTTAAAGAAGGAAGCGCCGTATTCTTCGGTTGCCATTGCCATGCCGATGGAGTTCTTCGCCATCGCGATAGGGGAGTAACCGACAAGGCCGTCAAAGCCAAGACCGGGAACATGCAGCACTTCCTCCGGGGAGAGCCGGACCGTTCCGGTTTTCATCGTGGGAGCATCCGAGGTATTCATCTGGTACTCATAGTAGATGTGGCCGTTCTCATCACGGTCAACACGCATCCGGTTTGCCATCAGAGGATATAGCCCTACGACTTCACCGCGTCCGTTCCTTATGATCTGTGCGTAAGCGTTGCCCCAGAGGAGCAGATGCGTCATCAAAGTCTCCCGGAAGATATACGATGTCATTTCCGGATTCGGCTCATCATGTAAAAGCCGGTAAAGCGGATGTTTCACAGCTTTCACCTTGCTGCCTTCCTCTGTGTATTCATAGAGGTGAAGCGGCAGGCTTGCGATGGCCTCCGAGAGAACACGGACGCAGGCATAGACTGCTGAGATCTGCATGGCAGATCGTTCCGTTACGGTATTGCCGGAAGTCGTGCCGCCGAAGTAGTAGCGATAGCCGGACCCGTTCGTGGAGTTCTGCGGCTTATCTCTGGATTTAAATAGTTTTGAAAAGATGCTCATTCATACCTCCTACATGATCAGAGAAAGAGGATGCCGCGGTCGTCGTAGACGGATTCGCCGCTATCGTTGCCGCACCGGATTGCCCGGTCGAGGCCCATGATCATAGCGACCGCGCCATCGATCTTCTCTGTGGACTTTTCCTTGTCTGCCTTAATGTTTCCTGCCGGATCACGACGGATGAAGATGTTATCCATCATCCAGCGGAGCACCGGATGCCCGCCGTGGGCAATCCGTTTCTCAAGGACCAGATTCATGAGCTCCTTGGTAGGCGGAGACATATCTTTAAATCCCTGGCCGAAAGGAACAACGGTAAAGCCCATGCCCTCGAGGTTCTGTACCATCTGGACAGCTCCCCAGCGGTCAAAGGCGATCTCACGGATATTGAACCGGTTCCCGAGATTCTCGATGAACTTCTCGATAAATCCGTAATGAATGACATTGCCTTCGGTCGTTTCGAGATAGCCTTCCTTCTCCCAGAGGTCGTAAGGAACGTGATCACGCCTCACACGAAGATCAACGTTGTCCTCCGGAATCCAGAAGTAGGGGAGAACCACATATTTATCCGTCTCATCCCTTGGCGGGAAGACGAGGACAAAGGCTGTGATATCCGTTGTGGACGAAAGGTCGAGACCGCCATAGCAGACACGGCCCTCCAGCTCATCCGGATCCACAGGATAGGCACAGGCGTCCCATTTGTCCATTGGCATCCAGCGGACAGCCTGTTTTACCCATTGGTTCAGTCTCAGCTGCCGGAAGGCGTTCTCTTCGCCGGGATTCTGTTTGGCGGAGTTGCAGGCATCTTGCACCTTATCGATGCCGACCGTGATGCCAAGCGACGGATTCGCTTTCTTCCAGACCTCCGGATCTGTCCAGTCGTCGGATTCCGCTGCGCCGTAGATCACAGGGTAGAAGGTCGGATCAATCTTTCTTCCGGCGATAATATCGAGTGCCTTCTGGTGGACCTCGTAGCAGATGCTATTCGTATCCGTTCCTGCAGTCGTGATCAGAAAGTAAAGCGGCTGGGTTCTGGCATCGCCGGATCCTTTTGTCATAACGTCGTATAATTTCCGATTCGGCTGGGTGTGAAGCTCATCGAAGATCACGCCGCTCGTATTAAAACCGTGTTTATTGGCGACATCTGCAGAGAGCACCTGATAGGTACTGTTCGTCGGAAGATAGATGAGTTTCTTCTGGGATTCCAGAATCTTCACTCGTTTATCCAGAGCGGGGCAGAGCCGCACCATATCAACGGCCACGTCGTACACGATCTTGGCCTGATTTCTGCCTGCGGCACAACCGTAGACTTCTGCACGCTCTTCCCCATCGCCGCAGGTGAGAAGCAGAGCGACCGCCGCGGCAAGCTCGGACTTTCCTTGTTTCTTCGGAATCTCGATGTAGGCTGTATTGAACTGGCGATAGCCGTTTGGCTTAAGAACACCAAAAAGATCCCGGATGATCTGCTCCTGCCAGTCAATCAGATCAAAGGGCTTCCGGTACCAGCTGCCTTTGGTATGTCGGAGGCTTTCGATAAAGAGCACGGCATAATCGGCAGCCTCCTTGCTGTAGTGGGAGGTCTCCGCCATAAATCGGGTCGGCTTATAGTTTTTCAGTTTTCGCATTGCCATTTGGCGTCCTCCTTCCTGATTGTTTGCAAAACAAAAGGACCGCCGGAGCGATCCAGACCATGTGGTTTGTGTACGAGAGAAAGAGCCTTCCGGCTCCCTCTCGGTGCTTTCTTATCTGAAGTTGTTCATGATGGCAAGAACCGCAAGCTGTGCGTTTTCTGTTTCCGGCTCAATGTCCCAGCCTCTGTCGTATCTTGCGACCGGAAAGTCTCCGAGGCGAATCTCAAGCTTGCTGATCTTACCGCCTTCGATGCCGTAGTCCTCGCTAGGCTCTCCGTATACCTTTGCGCAGTAGGTGAATGTCTGGTTCTCGATCTTAATGCTTCCTTTTTTCCACATGGTCTTTTTCCTCCGTTTCTTTTGTGTGCCCTTTTCCTTTGGCATGTACATATATCACTCTGCGCCGGATATAAAGCAAGGAGAACCAACGCATATATGTGACAAAGATCAGCGGAAGAAATTGTGTGTATTTGTACGAGGAACAGGGCCTTTCATAAGGGCTCCGTTCCCGATTCTTTTTACTTGAATGGCACCTCCGCTCCGGCGATGCCTCTCGGATCCATCTGCATCGATATGGCATCCGGGTAATGGCTTAAGTGCGCTAGTTCTTCCCAGAGCCGGTTCTCTTCCTCGTACAGAGAATCGTAAGCACCGGGAGGCGCCATTCCGCATCCAAGCTCATCATCGATGGCAATAAATGTTTCGATTTCGTCAATCTTCTTCAGGATTTCCTTTTTCTGTCTTGTCATGGCCTTCGTCTCCTTTCCGTGTTCCAGAAGTGGAAGGCCCCTCTTCAGGGCCCTCCCAATTCCCTTAATTCAGGATCATCTTGAAGGCGTGGCCCTTCTCATAGCCTTTGCCGAAAAAGTCCTTCCGGAGGTTGACCTCGACCATCTCGCCGATCGTGCAGCCTGCCTCTTTAAAAAGCCATAAGGTTTCGATTGCATCCGTTGCCCTGCAGGAGTAGGTGAAGGCCTTAATGCCGTTCTCCTTTATGCAGGCGGTGAGGGCTTCCACATCCCGGTCCCAGATGATGTCGTCGAAGTCGAGGATCTCGTTCTCGTTGTCTCTTGATTTCTCGTAAGCCCTCCAGATCTTGCAGGCGATGTCGCCCATCTCAATGATCCGATCCTCGGCTGCCTTCGCCGTATCCCTTGCGGTGTCCCTCTCCTCTGCGGTGGTGGCTGCCTTGTAGGCTTTCTTTGCTTCTGCGATGGTGTTGTAGGTTTCTTCAAAAATGTTCGTCATGGCTTTGTCCTCCTTGCTTTGTGCTTGTTTTCCTTTGGCATGTGTATTAATCACTCTACCGGGAAGATATAGCAAGGAAATGTAGATCATAATTTGCACAATATTTGAGGGCAAAAGCTGTGTAATTTATGCCTCGCCGTGCAGGATGAAATGGGCATATTCATCGCGGTGATCCTCGAGGTAGAGGACCAGCTCGAAGTAGCCTCTCTCGTAGGCAAGGCGCTGAACCATCGGAAGATCGAACATGTTCGTAAGTCCCGTATCGCGGATCGAAAGGATCTGCTCCTTTACTTTCGGATCCATCATCTTGCCACCTTTCTTACGACATCTTCGCCGTAGATCACGTTGAGGCCGGAGCCGTTGTCCCAGTTCACCAGAAGGCTCCCCGTATCATCGACTCCGATGACGGTTCCGAGGGTTCCTGCAGGCGGCGCCTGAATATCATCCATCTGCACCAGTTCGATTCGTGTGCCCTGCGGGTAATTCTCCCGCAGAGCCTTGAGTGCTGTCTCGCTTATCATTCTCATGCCTTTGCCTCCTTTGCCGGAGCTCCGTTTCGGAAGGCTGCGCTTCCGGTCAGGTTCTGAAGCAGGATCTTTCTTGCTTTCTTGTACTCCGGTCCGATAAAGCCGAGGCGGAGAAGGAAGCAGCGGAAGGCGTATTTCTCATTGTCCGTTTCTACCGGCCTGCTGCTGGCGTGTTTCAGCTCTTTTGAGAACTTGCAGAGCAGGGAAAGAAAAGTGGTGTAAGCTTTTGCTTCCTCGGCGGTAAGTTCCCGGGTAAACCATGGGAATTCAATCTTGTCCTCGGTGACGTTGATTCGAAGGTCCGTGACCCCGAGGGCGTGCCGGATCAGGTCTCCCTTGGAGGAGAGGATGTTCGTCAGGGTTCCGACGTTTGCGGCTGTGAGCGGGAGGCTCACCGTAAGCTCCGGCGCTTTCTCATCTGCTTCCGTCTTCTCGTCTGCGGCAGGTGTTTCTTCCTGTGGCTCAGCTTCCGGGGCGCCCTTGGCTTCAAGCAATTCATACCCCTGAGCTTTTAGGGCTTCGAGCAGGCTCCCGAGGTCCTTTCCGTCCGGAGCCGTCAGGGTTGCATCCCGGTTTACGGTCAGGTCGCCGATCTGGAAGGCGTAGGTCGGGGTGAACTGGTAGACTGCTTTTTCTCCGGTGATCTCGCTGATCGCTTTTGCAAATGCTTTCTTGTTTTCCTTGGTTACGCCAAATGTTAACTTCATGGTATGTACCTCCTTGTTTTGGTAGTACATACATCACTCTGTGCCGGGAATATAGCAAGAAAATAAGTACGAAATACCTACCAAATATCGCTGTCAGAGCCGCAGCAGTTTATGTGGTTTCTACTTCCTTCACAAGGTCGGAGTAGGGGATCTTCTTGCCGCCACGTTCTACATACACATGATCTGCATCGCCGGTATCTTCCACGTAGCGGCGGAGGATGACCGAGGCATATTTCGGATCAAGCTCAGACATGTAACAGACGCGGTTCATTTGCTCACAGGCCATCATCGTGGAACCGGAGCCGCCGAAGGTGTCGAGCACGATCGCATTTTCCTGACTGGAATTCTTGATCGGATACGACAAGAGATCAAGCGGCTTGCTGGTCGGGTGGTCCTTGTTTCGCTTCGGTTTATCGAAATTCCAGATGGTCGTCTGCTTGCGGTCGGAGTACCATGGGTGCTTGCCATTTTGCAGGAAGCCGTAGAGGATCGGTTCATGCTGCCACTGGTAATCGGAACGACCGAGAACCAGAGAGTTTTTTACCCAGATACAAACTCCTGCCAGATGGAAGCCGGCATCAATGAAGGCTTTTCGGAAGTTAAGCCCCTCGGTATCTGCGTGGAAAACATAAGCCGCACCACCTTTCTCAAGGTGAGCGGCCATGTTGGTAAATGCAGAAAGCAGGAACTTATAGAATTCATCGCCCTTCAGGCTGTCGTTTTCAATCGTGAGCCCGTCGGATGCTTTGAAGGAAACTCCGTAAGGCGGATCTGTAAGGATCAGGTTTGCGGTCTTGCCTCCCATCAGGCGCTCGACGTCTTCAGGAGAAGTAGCATCGCCGCAGAGCAGTCGGTGCTTTCCGACCGTCCAGAGATCACCTTTTTCGACGAAGGATGCCTTCTCAAGGGCAGCGGTCAGATCAAAGTCATCGTCGGTTGCTTCCGTATCGTCCGGCCCGGCCATCAGCTTCTCCAGTTCCTTATCATCGAAGCCGAGGAGAGACAGATCAAAATCGTCAGCCTGCAGATCAGACAGTTCGACGGAGAGCATGTTCTCGTCCCATCCGGCATTGAGTGCCAGCTGATTATCAGCGAGAATGTAGGCACGTTTCTGTGCATCGATCAGGTTCTCGGCAAAAACACAGGGAACAGTCTTATAACCTTCCTCCCGTGCTGCCTGAACGCGTCCGTGACCGACAAGGATGTTGTACTTGCTGTCGATCACAGCAGGGGAGACGAATCCGAATTCCCGGAGAGACGCTCTTAGCTGTGCGATCTGTTCCTTGGAGTGGGTTCTCGCATTTCTTGCATACGGTACCAGCTTGTCAATCGGTACCTGTTCCAATTTCACTGTATCCATTTATCGTCCTTTCCGTGAGCGTAGGAGCTGCTCCATCGTGTCATTCGGATTTCCGTCCTCAAACTCCTCGGTGCAGTTCTGCCGTACTATGTCATAAATCTCCATCCAGATCAGATTGGCGGATTTCTGAAACTGAGAAGCCATCTGAACGAAGGGAGATGAAATCACACCGCCGGTCGTCGGATGCTTGCCAAGGAGTCCGTAGGTCGATATCGCATCTTCGCACTGGATGTACCGGGCGAAGTTCTGTGCGTAGGACTCGATGAGACGCTTGTTTACGAGATTCTCGCAGTGACGTTTCTTGAGCCAGAGCCACGTCTCTTTGTAGATGACATCCGCGCCGAGCGGCTTTCCGTTTTTCTGTTTTGCAGACAGATATTCATCAGGCTTTGGCATATCGGCTCCTTCGAGCACAGCGCCATCCGGAAGATCGACTGCTTCCAGCTCCTCCGGATCAAGATCTGGGATGTCGTTGTTCATGACCTGTGGTTTCTGACCTTTTGCAATTTTCTCAGCGGCGGATGCTGGTTTATCACCGGCACGTATTCGTCTGCCGCCGCGGTACGTTCCGTCTTTTGCCATGTGTATCATTCCTTTCCTTAAGGCGGCAGTTTTTAATACCCCGTTTGAACCGGAAAAAATTCACGCGAGAGGGGGCGGCGGTCTTTTAGCCTTTTGGTTTTAGAGATTCAGACCGCCCCTCCCGGTTTCCTGTCACCACGTTTCTCGTGGATTTTTTCGTGACAGCTCCGGCAAAGACTCATGAGATTGCTCTCGTCGTTGGTTCCTCCCTCGGAGATCGGAACGATGTGGTGGACTTCCTCGACCGGAACGTATCGTCCATGCTTTAAGCACTCCTCGCAGAGCGGGTGCTTATGAACGTATCTTGTCCGGATCTTTCTCCACTGGTTGCCGTAACGCTTGTGTCCGTTGTAGCCTCGGGTGAAGTCATCATAGTGCTTCTCCATCAGTTTCTTATGCGTGGAGCAGTACTGTTCGCCGTCCTTACAGAGCTCTTTGCATCCCGGATATCGACAGGGACGTTTGGGCTTCCTTGGCATGCCTGTCGCCTCCTTTCTGGCATAACAAAAGCCCCGGAGGATTCTTCCTTCGAGGCTTCGGTTCAGCCGCCTGCGCGACTTTGTATCATTCATTTTTGCTGATTCTACTATAACATATAGGGGTCGTGTGCGTCTTGTTGCAACGTGTGGTATTGCGTGCAACTTTTAAATCATTACAGGATTTTCAGGTACCTTCAGGTGATCGAGTGCGTTGTCATGCCAACGGCAGGCAGTGGTCCGGTCAATGTGAAGTTCCGTTCCGATCTCTTTCCAGGTCATCCCGCAGAGATAGCGGTAGGAGAGAATCAACTGCTCGTCCGTGGAAGGAAGGGAACGGATCATTTCGCCGATCTGTTTTTTCAGCTTGGAAAGGAGATTCAGTTCATCCGCAATCTTTCCTTCTAGTTCTTCCAACCGTTCCAGTGCCTGCACGAAAGGTGCATCCGATGGATGGGAGGCCTGCACGTGTTCCTTGTCATAGCAGATCGCAGAAACGCTGCAGGACAGCTCCCGGATTCGTTTTACTTCCTCGGTGTCCAGACGTATGCGCTGGTCGAGGCGATATGCCTGCTGGAGATATTCTTCTGGGGTCATTCGAGAACCTCCTTTCTTATGTTTTCTATCAGGTACTCTCCATCTACAGAGGTAAGAGCCGAATACCATCCGGAGCGGAAGAACCGCTCCAGATCAGAGGCAGCAGCCTTGGCTTCCCGGTTCCTCGGAGTTTTCTTCAGACGCTTTAGAGCACTCCGGTAATCCTTCGCTGCCAGAAGGACGATGGCGTTGGCGAGTTTTTCATAAGGATCCATTCGCATCTCCTTTCAGGTTTGCCTTCACTGCATTAATCAGTGCGGACTGCGTCTTGTCCTTAGTCCGGAGCGCCTTCATGATGTTCTCGTCGATGGTGCCCTCGGTAATGATGTGATGGATGACCACGGTTTCGGACTTCTGTCCCTGTCTCCAGAGGCGGGCGTTCATCTGTTCGTAAAGCTCAAGACTCCAGGTCAGAGTGAACCATACGATGGTGCTGCCGCCGGACTGAAGATTGAGGCCGTGACCAGCGGAAGCCGGATGAATCAGGGCGATGGGAATTTGCCCTTTGTTCCATTCCGTAAAGTCCTCGTGACTCTTCAGTTCTCTTGCTGAAGAGAAGCGCTCTTTGATGCGGTCCAGATCATGGCGGTACCAGTAGCTCACCAGCACCGGCTTTCCATTAGCACCTTCGATCAGATCTTCCAGCGCATCGAGCTTCCTGTCATGGATCTTCACGACTCCGCCGTCGTTGTCATAGACAGCACCGTCCGCCATCTGGATCAGCTTTCCGGAGAGAGCAGCAGCATTCCCGGCATCGATTTCCTTGTCCCTTAAGGAAATCGTCAGTTCCTTTCTCATCGTGTCGTAGAGCTTCTGTTCCTTTTCATCGAGCTTTACCCTGACTTCGTTCATGATCCGTTCCGGCATTTTCAGGTAGTCGGTACTTTTCATGGAAATCGTGATATCGGAGATCTTGTTGTAGATCTGTTCTTCAGCTCCGGGTAGCGGCTTATAAGAGTAAACGACAGGGCCGTTGTACTTGTCTGGTCGGAAATATTGAAGGCGATATCTGGAAATATATCTTCCGAGCCGCTCTCCAAAATCCAGAATCCGGTACTCGGCCCACAGGTCCATGAGCCCATTGGAGGAAGGGGTACCGGTGAGCCCGACAATCCGTGTGATTGTCGGACGGACCTTCATCAGCGCCCGGAAGCGCTTGGCCTGATGATTTTTGAAAGAGGAGAGCTCGTCGATTACGATCATGTCGTAGTCAAAGGGAATGCCTGATTTCTCAATGAGCCACGGAACGTTCTCGCGGTTAATGATATGGATGTCGGCAGATTTCTTCAGGGCGGTGAGTCGTTGCTTCTCGTTTCCGACAGCAACCGTAAAGGTGAGGTCCTTCAGGTGATCCCACTTTTCAATCTCAGATGGCCAGGTATCCCGGGCTACCCGAAGAGGGGCTACGACGAGAGCAGATCTTACTTCGAAGCGGTCATGGATCAGCTCTTCGATGGCAGTGAGCGTGATCGCTGTTTTGCCAAGACCCATATCAAGCAGGACCGCAGCAATGGGGTGGTCGATGATGTATTGAATGGCGAATTTCTGGTAGTCATGTGGTACGAATTTCAATGGCCAGTACCTCCTTCCATCTTCCGGAGGACCTCGCCGATCTGTTCCGGGTCGTCAATGACGAATACGGTAAAGCCAAGGTGTTCGAGCTGGATCTTTCTCCGTTTCTGGAGCGGACGGAGGTGTTTGCCCGGTGCCTTCAGTTCAGCAAAGGCCATCCGCCCGGAAGGGAAAAGCAGGATGCGGTCAGGCACGCCTGCCGTACCAGGAGAGGTGAATTTCCAAGCCTTCCCGCCGGCAGCACTCGCTGCCTGCACCAGTTTCTGTTCGATATCTTTTTCTCTCATAAGGCCTCCTTCGGGTCCGCCAGATCAAAGGCAGCATAAGCAGCGGAGAGGAAGTTGTCGATGGGTCTTCCCTTGTAGCGGTAGCTTTTATCATTGCCACACCGGGCATAAAACCTTCCATTTCCGAGTCTGTTGATGAATACGCCATGATCGTGATAGTTGAGGTAGTAATTTCCGTTCCGGAGAGTTCTCCATTTTCGTCTCGGAAAGTTCAGCTTCCGTTTCTGACGATTCTTGAAGCGGCGCTCACGGTCCTTGGCCTCAAGAATGTCGCCTTCCATGATTCCAGCGCAGATGCAGCCAACACGGAAATCATCGAAGTAGTCGTCATGGCGCATCACATGGATGTAGCGCACTTTCTTGCAGCCGCAGAGTTCACATTCGGTTGTTGCATCCTCGTCATCCATTTCATCTGCAATGTCGATCACCTCCACGCAATACCAGCCGGAGAGAGGCGCACCATATTCTTTTAATTTCCGGTGGCATCGGGCGATATACTTTTCATCAAGTTCTTTCATAAAAAATCATCCTTTCCATAGCCTGTCCGGAGCTTGTCCCCGTGAAAAGGAGTCTTTTCATAGGGAGCCAAATGTCCGGAAAGCCGCTAAAATCAATTGTTTTCATGCCATAGGGGATTCAATTTTTCTTTTGGACAAGGGGACAGAAAGGACAAGAACTCCCTATATACCCTTACGCGTGTGTTGTTATTACCTACTCCTTTTTGTTACAAGGATTTCGAATATATATAGAAATCTTGTCCTGTCCACGTATCTTGTCCCAATCAAATCCTGCGATAGAGCCTCTGCCTTCCGTAGAAGGCCTGCTTTTTCCTGTCATTGGTGCGTTCCCAGCCATCGACCTGTGTCATGAGGGCAGCAATCAGATAGCTGTCGGATGATTTGAGTTCCGGCAGGTTCTTGTTGAAACACTCGCACCAGATTTCCGCATTGGAGATTTCGTTCCGAAGATGAAGTTCCCCATGATCCGGATTTCCGAATTCAGAGCCCTGAAGAAAATTCTTTCTGGCATAAAGGTCCATGTCGTCCCAGTTGGCGGGAACAGGGGTATTCAGGTACTCCTCGACCATGCCGACACGCTCATCCGCCTCCATAGCGCCGCGCTGCTCTTTCTCGGCGGCTTCCAGTACGTCACCCTCGAGGTACAGCTTTTCGCCAGCCTTCCAGATCTGCTTTGCCTCCGCCCAGAACTGGGCACGGTAGTTCTCGTCGAAGTTCCATGCCTTCCTCTGCTTTTTCTGATGGCATTTGATGATCCAGAAACGACGGTTTCCGGTGATATCACGCAAGTATCCGCGCTCGCCGTTGACGGTCGCAATAATGACGCACTGCCTCGGATGGCTTTCTACGACCTTGCCGTAAGAAGGACGGTACTTGTCGTCGGATGTTGAGAGGAAGGCCTTGACCTTCTCGATGTCGGCTTTCTTCATTCCGGCAAGTTCTCCGATCTCGACGACCCAGAATCCTTGCAGCTTTTCTGCGCCGGACTTGTCGTCCATATCAGTGAGGGAGAGCGTCTCGCTGTAGTAGTCCGAAGTCACGAGATCTTTTACGATGGAGGATTTTCCGATTCCCTGATCGCCGTCCAGAACAGGCACGCAGTCAAATTTCGTTCCGGGTTCATAGATTCTTGCGACTGCAGCAGCGAAGGTCTTTCTGGTGACGGTCCGGACATATTCCGTATCATCAGCCAGAAGGTAGCGGATGAAGAGATCCTCCACGCGCTCGATCCCATCCCACTCTGGCAGACTGTCCAGATAGTCGCGGATGGGATGGAAGTGGCGGTCGTCTGCAGTCTTTGTAAAGGAAACATCGTAGTTTCTGCTGGAGAAGGGCAGATAGCGGATGTCGATGATGGACTTCAGCTGCGCCGTATCGGCATCCCTCCAGAACTCATTTCCTTCGGGTCTGTCCCACGGCAGCGGCCCGGTTACCTGGATGCGGTTTGCCATCTCGTTGAAGGCAAAGTTCTGGAAATCCGGATCATTGGCCAGAATCAGATTGAGGTTGTACACGGTGTTCTGGAGAAGCGTGGACCGAGACATGTACTTGAGCTTTTTCTTCCAGTCATTGTTCTCATCCCCGGCATCGGTAAAATCGGACTGGGCATCCTTCATGCGTTCCTCGGAAGCAGCCAGCTTTACGTCGTCCTGCTGCATGGCAAAGTCGCACATCGCGCTGAAGGATTTCTTTTCATCCAGGTCGCCGAAGCGGTGAATCCGCACAATGTCGAAAGCATTACAGAGCTGCAAGTAGGCGGGATCCTTGGCGTGGTGGGAGTAGACGAACTTGTCCTCCTTGATCTCGACGCCTGCCATGGAGTTCGATTCGATTAAGTGCCAGCGTTCTGGATTTGTCGTCGGCTCATATACATCTGAGAGAAAAGTCTCCAGAGCCTTCGTAATGGGGTAGTAGGTACGATTGAAAAGCCCGACGACGCCGGGCTTCGTAAGCGGATCCTGCACCTTTTTCTGCTGGGTGGTATTGGCCTTGCTTTCCCTTGATGAGGTGGGAAGCCTCGTCGGGTCCTGCCACTCTGGATGAGCAGAGAGGATTACATCCGGATCAAGCCAGCCGCCATCCGTCTCCTTGTAAACAAACGTTCCGTTTGACGGGCACGAAGGCCAGTACATCAGCTGATTAGGCTGATAGCTGCACTCATCGAAGTACTCAATGTTCAAGGACTGAGCGAGATATCTTGCGACCGCGACATATTCCTCCGGAGCCACATCGCGGGTCAAAGGGAAGACCAGACGGACTCTTGGGTTGTCGGGCGTGCTGCTGTGCGTAGTGTAGAGCACTGAGGTGTACGGGCAGAGATTCTCGTAGTTATCAAGGAACTCTGGCGTAATGCGGTCGCCGTCCAGAGCCACCATGGAGCGCTTCTCAACGGTGTCGATCTTCCTGCGTCCGCCGATCAGGGAGCCGCCGACAAAACCGCCGTGGTCCTTGGCGGCGTCACGGGCCGACTTGGCCATTTTCGAATATTCCTCGACAGTCTCGGTTGTCCGGATCGGTTTCTTGAGACGAGCCTTCAGGTCGTCAAAGGTTGTTGTTTTATTGGTCCATGTTTTTGCCTGACGGGAATTTCCGTAAGCAATGGCAAGATCCCTCATAACGTCACCTCCCGGCAGTCCTCAGTGAAGTGCCTGATCTTCATGCGGCGCTTTCTGGCGCGTTCCAGTTCGATGTCCATGCCGGAAGTGATCCGGTCTCCGAAGAACCAGATTTCCGAGCACTTGCCAAGCAAAACCAAATCCATGAACATCGCCTTCCTGCGCTCTGTTGCTTCATCCATAAAGGAGAGCAGGAGATGAGGCGAGATCGGAATGTACCCGCTGTCCGTTGCAAACCGGGCATACTTTTTGGCTTTTTCAGTATTGCCTTCTGGATCATCTGCATAAGGAGCGCAGATGTAGATGACAGGCATATAGCTGTGTTCCATAAAAACCTCCTTAATCTGTAAAGAAAGACCTGGGGAGAGTTAATTCTCCTCAGGTCTTCCGTCCTCGTTTTCAGTCCGAAATCGAACCCGTGAAATAGATTTTTTTCAGCTTTTCATCTTTCATGATTGCCTTCTTGATCTTGTCGAATGTCTTACGGATTGCTGCCTCGGTCACACCGCGGCATTCAGCGATTTCGTTATTGTTGTAGCCGGCCATTTTCATGCTGTAGATTTCCTGCCAGCTTTTCGGCATAGCTGCAACGATCTCGTTCAGTCTCTCGACATCCGCAGGCAGCTTCTTGTCATGCTCATCAAGGGTGTAGAGGAAGCCAGCTTTATCACCGAGTCCGTCCTCATCACCGTCACCTGTCATTTCTTCGATGGAGGCGATCCAGTTGTCCGGAACAGAATCTTCCATTGCGATGGCGATCTCATCTTCAATTGGCATGCGGTGATACTTCTTTCTGAACCATTCGATATATTCCTGCTTCCATTTCTCGGCCAGTTTTTTCTGCTCTTTCAGATCTCCGTGACGGTACTTAAGATTGCTTCGTACCTCGGCATCATCCATCAGGTGAAGAGTGCGGATATTTGCTTCTGTTACTCCTTTTTCGCCGGGTTTGATTTCACAGATCACATTGCCGCTTTCATCAAAATACTTGTAGGTCTCACGCTGGTTCCGTCTGGTCTTGTGTAATTTCATAAAAAACCTCCTGTTCTTCCCGTTGCCGAGGAGAACCGGAGGTATGAAAAAAGCATGGCGGGACCATCGGAACGGGGTAAAAAACTCGTTCTGCTGATCCGGCCATGCCGATAGGTCGGAAGAGATATTCACTTGTTATCGTCTTTCCTGTTTCGGCCACCTTTGTACTTAGGGTGAACATCGAAGACGACGGCATTGGCACTCGCCTGCCTTGATGTAGGTCTTTGTGCCTTTGCACATTTTCATTGTAAAAAAGAAGCCAGAAATCCCCAAAACTCGGTGAGTCGGGAAATTAGGCAGGATGGGATTGACAAACGATTCGTTCAGGAGGCTTAGAAATGTAAAAAGACGTGCAGATGATCTGGATTCGCTATCTGCAATGGCAGCGAGAAGTGAGAAAAGGAAAATTGAAGTTGATCTACTGGCCTGAATCCCGAAAAAGGGCAAAAAAAAATCCGACTCGGTGAGTCGGAAAAATTTATAAAAAAGTGCCGCACTCCTTTTGAAGTGCGGCAAAGTACTATTTATTTCTTCTGGATGGTACCTAACGGTTTATAGCCGAATGATTCCAAGAATTCATTACATTCGTCTAGAGAACAATCTGACATTCCGGTGATGCAAAATCTAAGGGCTCTGTCCTCGTCAGTATCCTTAAAGGCCCTTCCTGCAACCTGAAGCATTTTTTCAACGACTTGAATGTCGAGATGTAAAGCGTGTGCAATTGCCACAACTGTTCTTACCTCAGGCTGGGTATCTATTTTTTTCTCTGCTTTGCGATAAACTTCTTCTCCTAGTCCTGTCGCAGTACAAAAATGTGATTTGCTCATATTGCTTGCCTCAATATAGTCCCAGATCATTTCCCAGCATGATCTTGGAGGATACATGGCTTTATAAGTGTTATTCTGAGTTAGGAACTCATCACGCTTTTTCTGAGTCTTCTCTGATAGAGCAACGGTTTCTTTATTGGCTTCAGGCTCGTATTTTGATACTTCCCGTTTAGCGTTCTCGCGGTGAAATATCTCAAATGGAAGTAGATTTGAAGTAGCAGGTTTTACTGTCTGAGTAGAGAACTTGAGTGCACATTCATCAAGATTCGCCCAAGCATAGTCAGTTAATGTAGATGAGCCATCGTTATTCGGTGAGATGTATTTTTCATCATTTATTACAACGTAGCCATCAACATACCGGAAAAGGCCGGAATCGATGAGATGCCGGAATTCTTCATTCTGTGAATATTCGTAATAAAGTTCATTTGGCGTCAAATAGGAATGATAGCCAGAGTCATTATTCCATTGATAGATGCTTGCAGCCTCGCTATAGCCGGTCTCAATCATTCGTATGATGGCAGACTGCCGGGAAACGCCATAGAACTTGCTGAGATCCTGAGCAATGCATTCAAGAATTTGTGGCTTGAGCGGAGAATTTTTATAGTCATAGCTCTCGTACAGCTCATCAACTTTTTGCTTGAATGTTTCCAAAGGCATCAAGATGCGGGGAGCGATGCTGTTTGCCTGCCACTCCATTCGCTGCTCATCGGTCCATTCAGAATCTTTATCCGGGTAGACCATAGTGCTGGGACAGCGGCAAGCAATTGTCTTTTCTCCGCGCAAAATACTTTTTATTGCAGCATACATGCGGTGCCGATACCAGTGGTAGACCTCATGTGCAATAGTGTTTTTAACACAGCCGAGATTGCGTTCCCAGAAGGTATTGACATCAATTAATATTGTGCCTCGATGCAGATCGATTTCTGTTTCTTGAGCGGAAAAGAGATCATAGACCTTGGCTTTGCCATCAGAAAATGAGATCTCGCCAAATATACTAAAGTCATTTGTAATACGATTACCTTGAATGATTTTCAGACCTAGCTTTTCGGCTATCGATTCGATAGGAACAGGCATCGGCTTTTCCAGTGCTTCAGGGTAATTATCAATCAGGAAATTTGTAGCTTCTTTATCGAGATCTTTCTTATAAATAATCGGGACAATGTTACGGGAAGCAGCAACACCTTCGTCAGTATGCTGGCTGCCTTCGTGATAATTTCGAATGCTTGTGACTTCAAAAGATTCTATTTTATCAGTGATCTTTACACGGCATCCAACGAACAACCACTGTTTGGATTCTTGTGAGAGCGGGCGATAGTCCTCGGACGATGATATTTCTACAAGTCCACTAACCGCAGCATTAAATAGCAAGTAATCATCAGAAATACGGATATCATTAACATATTCAATCAGCATATCTTCCAACATCGCTGAGTCGGGATATTTAACTCTGGAATAAGTAAGATCTAATACATTTGGATGGGAATAAATATAGGAGGCAACTTCTTGAAACATGGAGTTGTAGCATTTTTCGTAAATAAAATGTTCTATTTCGTTCCTGTAGGTTGTCACTAAAACTTACCTCTTTGCTATTGAAAATTCGCCTCATTGGCAGATTATATGAACATAAAAAATTATATCATTCATACAGAGAGAATTCAATTAAAGCAGAAGTGCATTCACGCATTTGTGAAGATCTTTGTTGAATTATTGAGTATTAGGCAGTAAAATATCTATATCTAATGTTTGTATTTGGAAGCTTTGAGAGCAAGGTTAAGTGCTTTATGCATATTGCGCAGAGGAGAATACTGTGAAAGTAAGCTATAAGAAACTTTGGAAGCTGTTGATCGACAAAGACATGTTGAAGAAAGACTTGCAAGCATCGGCTGGGATCAGTTGGGCTTCTGTAACTAAGCTGTCCAAGGGAGAACCTGTAAGTATGGAAGTCCTTATGAAGGTCTGCAAATCACTTGGCTGTGATGTTGGAGACATTATGGAATTCCTCCCTACAGATGATGATGAAAGTGAGCAGTAATATGGCTACAAAAAAAGATGAAATTATTTCATATGCAAGCCCGCACACAATATTAAAATTTGAACTCATAAAAAAATATATCGAAACATGGGCTCAAAAGCTTATGAATAATGATAAATGTAACGGTTTAATCTATATTGATTGCATGTGCAATTCTGGGATTTATCACGATCAGGACGGAAATATCGTAGAAGGTTCTCCTATACGAGTGGCAAGAGTACTTCAAGACGTTGCAAACACATATAGAAATAAACGATCCAAATCTATTTTAATGACCTATCAGAACCACGTATCGAGAAGCTGCGTAGCATGCTTCCTGAGGACGGTGTTAAGGCCGGACTATAA